TCAATCATAATTCATGATACAATTATTATTGATAGTATTCAAGTTGATACAGTTTTTAACGAAAGTATTGACTCAGTTTATTTGGTTAAAGATAAAATTGAAATTCGATACATAAAAAAGTATGGCAAAATTTATCTTGAGGGTAAATGTTTAGGCGATACAGTATATTACACAAAGGAAGTATTTATTAATGCGCCAGTACTCACAAAAAAGCTAGTATGGTATAAACAGTTAGCTGCTGATTATTGGTTTATTTTGCCTTTAATTTTAGTTGTCTTAGTTTTACTTTCGTTTATTCGGAAATGGTTAAATAAACAATAACATTTTAAGCCCTTAAATTAATTTTTGAGGGCTTTTTAATTGCACTTTATAAAAAATATTTGTTTGATTTATAGCACGTTACAATTTATTTTTATTTTTATTTTGGTATTACTGAAAGTATTACTATCTTGCACCCAGAAACAAACAATAATTATGAAAACATTAGCAATTACAACAAATTCAAATAATCCTAACATGTCTTTTTTTAGAGTTATAGAAGAAACTGAAAAGGCAATTAAAATTCAAAATACTGAATATTCAACTAAAATAGGTTGGTTGCCTAAAAAAGCATTAAAATTTATTAATGATTATGGTATTGAATTATACACATTTGAAATGTGGTTTAGAAAATTAGATAATGGTAATGCAGTAACTAAAGCCTTTAATTTATTATAACATGAAAGCAAAAATATACATACAAGACTTAGAAGCCCCTGAAATGGAAGGGGCTCATTTAGCAACGGTAAAAATAAAAGAAATACCGTTTATGTCAAATCGTGAAGTAGTAAACAACGCTATTACACCACTTAAAGAATGGCTGCAAAAAACTTATAACACATCATTAATAGTATCAATTATCGAGGATTAAAACATGAAACTAGAACAAAAAATAAAAGACCGATTACTGTCAGACAATGCAGCTACCTGCAGAATTGCAATTAAAATGAATTGCACCCAACAAAACATAATTAAGCTAATTAAGAACGATAGCGAAAAGCTATGCCAGTTAAATTATGCAGTAGTAATAAAGGAAACTTTAAAGCTAAATCCAAAAGCTAATATTTATGTAGAAACAAAAAGAGCCGCAATTAAGCAGCCCTCTAAGTAGATAATAAAAAAAATATGGAAAACATTTTTACTATTGCAAATCTAAGCCAATTTTTAAGAAATGCAAGGAAAATTGAAACGCCAAAGGTTTCAAGAATTGATCAACTAAAAAATAGGTTTGACAAAATTAACCGACTTCGAGAATATGCGATTGAGCAAAACAATATTTTAAAAAAGAAACAAGCGGATATACTGCTTTATTCTTTGACAATCAATTTAAATTTAATAACACAACCTAGAATATGGAATTAGAACAACTGAAAATAGAAGAAAACGAGTTAAGAAATAAACTTAATGAAAACATCAAAAAGCAAAATATTTTAAAGCGTGATGAACTACTTAAAAAATATTTTGATAAAGATGGGATTTCAATTGGTGACGATGTAATTTATCAAGGCGAAAAAGCAAAAGTTGATAGTGCAGATAGTAATTATTTATACATTAAAAAATATAAAAAAGATGGTAGTTTATATGCTTCAACTACTAGAATCTGGAGTTTTGATAAATTATTAAAAATAACCTAGAATATGGAATTAACAGCAAAAGAAAAAGCAAAGCAATTAGTTGATAAAATGAAAGATATTGTAATGGACTCAACAGATGTATTAAAAATACAATCGACAAAACGAGCCAAACAATGCGCAATAATAGCAGTTGATGAAATTTTACAAGCAATAGATTGGCATGAATTTGAAGTGCCAAACAAACAATTAGAATATTGGCAAGAAGTAAAACAAGAAATAAACAATTTATAACATGGAATTAGTAAAAAGAACAATAATCACTCCAGTAAGTGAGAATTTAAGCCCTATAACAATTAGTTTAAAGCGCAACGATATAGGCGAATACATGGTAGTAGTAGGCAATAAAAAAGAAACTACTATTTCATACGCTAATACTCAAAGAGTAGGTAACGAATGGTATAGCGAAAAAATCAACGAAACAACAACAGCATTGCGAAAAATGGACTTTGATTTTAAAATTAAAGAATATGCAGATTAACGGTTTGCGTATATGAGAAGTGGCACTTGTAGAATGTTTAAATTTAGCACAAATGTTTCTGTGCCATTTCTTATATACGCTGTTATAAGCTGGTGCGGTTTAATAGCACAGAACTTGATTTGAAAGACGAACCTTTTTCTTTTCTTTTTTGAGCGATGGGAAATAAAAAAATATGATACATATAAAATATATCTTTAAAGAAAACAGAAAAACCGATTACTACGATGTGGGTAAAATATGGTTTAATAAGCATGTGATTGTTTGGAACTGGTGGCTTTTAAATAAACATTTTTGCATAATTAAATATAAAAAAATATGAATAAAATTTTTAATGACAACGCAATAGCAATAATGGATAGAATGATTGCTAAAGATTATAAGGTTGATTTGATTGTTACAGACCCACCATACAAGGTAACATCAAGAGGTGGATATACTAATGCTGGTGGTATGATGTTGAATGATAAGATGAGGAAAGGTAAAGTATTTAGTGAAAATGAAATTACCATACAAGAGTGGTTACCAAAACTATTCACATTACTAAAAGATACTGGTCATTGTTACATAATGTGTAATAATAAAAACTTGCACGAATATATGACTGTTGCTAAAGAGTGTGGATTCCACTTGGTTAAAACTATTGTATGGGCGAAAGACAATAAAATTATGAGCCAAGCATATATGAGTCAAACAGAGTTCGTTTTATTTCTACGAAAAGGTTCTTTTGTAAAGATAAATAATTGTGGGACTTCTGACTTGTTGCAAATACCAAACAAGAAAACGAAAAACGAAGAAGGAAAAAATATACACGATACTGAAAAGCCAGTTGAGTTGATGAAAATCTTAATTGAAAATTCATCAAAAGAAAATGAAATAGTTTTTGAACCTTTCATGGGTGTAGGTGCTACTTGTATTGCAAGTTTATTATTAAATAGACAATATATTGGTGTTGAACTTGATGAAAACTATTTCAAAATTTCAGAACAACGAATTAAAAAAGCGTGGGAAGAAAAAGAAGAAAAAGATTTACAAGCAGGAACTCTGTTTGGAAACGAAATGTAGCACTTGCTTATCTGCTGTTAGCACCAGTACGGATTATTAACAACAAAATATAAATAGAATGAAAGATACATTTAGATACTTTATCAGAAAAAATTTTCCTGAAATAGGAGATATGACCAATGAAGAAATTGACGAAATAGGAGTTGAATTTCATAATCATTTAGATACTAAATTGAATGACGAACAAAAGAAACGAGTATTACCAAAAAGTGCAGTTGATGTAGTAATAAATAGCGACCACCCATTTAAAACTAATGGATTTGAACCTGCTTATGTATTACACTTCACTCAATGGGTAAAAGAGCAATCGGAGGCACAGTCGTAGTATTGGTGCTAACGTTTTGGGGCTTGACGCAGGGCAAAAATTAGAATTACAAATGTTCAAAATTAGTACAAATGATAGATAGAATTACAAATGTTGAGGATAGCACGGCTGCTTTGCCTTGCGTTCAAACCCCTGTTACAAGCAGTACGGGTTTAAATGTACTATCCCTTTTCGATGGTATGTCTTGCGGTCAATTGGCTTTGCAAAGAGCTGGTATTAAAGTAAACAAATACTATGCAAGTGAAATAGACAAACACGCTATTACTGTAACAATGGCAAACTTTCCAAACACCATTCAATTAGGTGATGTAACCAAAGTATTTGCAAAAGATTTGGACAAAATAGATTTGGTTATTGGTGGTAGTCCGTGCCAGGGTTTCAGCTTTGCAGGTAAAGGATTAAACTTTGCAGATCCACGAAGTATGCTATTTTTTGAATTTGTAAGATTAGTAAATGAATGCAAACCAAAATACTTTTTACTTGAAAATGTGAAAATGAAAAAAGAACACGAATTGGTTATAAGCCAATATATGAAGGTAGCACCTATTGAAATAAATAGTGCTTTGGTATCGGCTCAAAATAGAGTTAGATTATACTGGACAAATATAAATCAAGTGCCGTGGGGTTTATTTGGTGATATGATTACAGATATACCACAGCCAAAGGATAAAAAAATATTGCTAAAAGAAGTGCTGGAAAGTGATGTGCCGGATAAGTTTTATTTAAGTGATAAAATGCTAAAGTATTTTGAAACCCGTTCAGCAAACTTTAATGGTGGCAAAGTGAATATAAGAAACGAAGAAGGTAAAGCGACTGCAATTTTGGCGAGCTCAGCAAGTTGTGATATTAGCGACAACTTTATAAAAGTAGATACTACTTTGAAAGTATCAAATAATCAAGACAAAGCAAATTGCTTTACTGCTGGTGGCAATAGTGGCGGTTTGCACTCTGATATGACTTTGATAGTTGCAAGCAGAGGCAGAAACCCACAAAATCCAAAAAGTAGAGAAGTAGGATTAAATACTGAACAAATGCTTGAACCAAGATTTGACGGAAAAACTAATTGCCTTACAAGTGTTCAGAAAGATAATTTACTATGTGAAGTATTTGAAAAAGCTAATTGTTTAACTCCTGATGCTTATTTGGCTACTGGCGAAAGAAACAGAAATGAGGAAGGTAAAGCGGTTTTAACTTCAATGTGTGATAGGCGATTAAGAAGGCTTACACCTACTGAATGTGAAAGACTGCAAACCGTACCTGATGGATATACAAACTATGTGAGTGATACACAACGATACCGAATGTTAGGAAATGGTTGGACAGTAGATGTCATTGCCTACATATTCTCATATATGCAAAAATGTTCAAATTATGCAGTATCGTAGTATTGCTTGTAACGTTTTGCAGACTTGCGAAGGCAGGGATTTAGAAAGAAAAATTATCAACTTAAAACAAAATAAATTATGAAAACGAAAATTTCAATTAACCGATTAGCCCCTGCTTTTGCAAGTGTGCTGTTAGCGGTAGTGCTTTCGGGTTGCTTAGACAAACGAGAGCCAATGAAACACGAACAAGGTTATGTAATAGAAAAACAATACTTCCCTGATACGAGGCAGACAGTTACAGGCACGGGATTTTCAACAAGCGGAAATATGGTGATTACAACTCACAATATTGGAGAGAATGAAAAATACATTGTGCTGTTTAAGTGCGAACACGGAGTTGTTTTTTCTATTAACAGAAACGATTTATATATGAAGTTGAATAAAGGCGATACAGTTACTATTGATTATTACGAAATGGTAAATGGCGATGGCGAAGTAAAGGATTTGGATTTCGTAGATGCTAATGTGCGGTAGGCAAGCATTACCGCTAACTTATAGATTGGCGCAACAAAGAGTATAACTTATGCAAACAGTATCAGTTAATTATATAGTTGTTTGGGAGGTGGTAATTAATGGAATTGCCACCCCTTATAAATTTACAAAAGAGGGTATTTGCATAAATTGCCAACGCTGTAAAATCTTAAAAAAAGTAAGCAAAAATGGAACTATTGGCTATAATTTTAACTCTAAATTTTACCCACTAAAAAAAGTCAGATTAATGCTAAAAAAAATTGAAAAAACTAAAACCCCTTTTTAAAAATGGAACTAAAAAAAGTAATTAAGCTAACTTACAATATTCGCAAGTGCATTGAGCAAATAACTAGTTTAAGCGAAGATATAGCGACTTTAAACCACCACATAATTATTAATAATAGTTTGTGGTTTGTAGATTGGTGTAATGATAGTTTAAACGCTAAAATATCACAAAAAGAAAACCAAATTTCACTTCAAAAAGAGCAAATTAAACAACTAATTAGACAACTAAATGAGCAGATATAGGCCAACACTAGAAGAAATAAACGCCACTAGGATGCAGCGTGAAACATTAGCAGCAAAAGTAGCAAGCAAAAAAGAAATTTACGATAATTTAAAACAAATTTGTGAGCGTAAAAATAGCACTGAAAAAGATTTTAAAGCCTTAGGAGTGGCTAGGATTGAGTGGCATGATGCAGGATTGGAAAATGAAAGATTTATTGCTAATTTGTATAAATAAGTAATTTTAATTGCTTGATTTTCAGTATTGTTAAAAATATTGTTTGGTATTACTGAAAGTATTACTACATTTGTAAGGCAATTAAGCAATAACAATTATGACAAACTTAGTTAAAACAAATCAATCAATTACATGCACAAACGCAAAACAGTATTTAAAATTAACACCTAATTTTTTTACCATTGACCAAAAAATAAATATTAAAGGCAATATGGTTTACAATGGCAGTAAGTATCCATCAAGATTATATGTTAATTATTAACTAAAGCAGATTTGAATAAACAATTAAAAAAGATATGGAAAACATCGAAAAATTAACACACTGGAAAAAATTAACCAATCCAAACTACTTAGGTAGCCATGATTTTCAACCAAATCAAGAGGTAAAGGTAACTATTGAAAAGGTAGAAAATGCAGACATTGAACTGTTTAATGGCAAAAAATTAGAAATTAAGAATTGTATTTTAGCTTATTTCAAAGGTGCAAAAAAACCAATGATTTTAAATAAGGAAAACATGAAGTTAATTTCAAAATCAGTAGGCAGCCCTTATATTGAGCAATGGGCAGGCAAAGAAATAATTTTATTTGTAACACAAGTTAGTGCATTCGGCTCAATGGTTGATGCAGTAAGAGTTAAATGGGTACGATAATGATAGATACTATAATTTTCAGAAGTTCGCAAAGTGGCAGTTTAATGGGTGCAAAAGGACTTGGATTAACTGGTGAAAAAACTGCAATTAATGTATATTTAGAATACAAATATGGAAGAGTAAAAGAGTTCACAAGTAAATATACAGACAAAGGAAGTAAAAACGAAAGTGGCGCAATTTTAGCATATAATGAAATTTTTAAAACTAATTATGTTAAAAATGAGGTTCGATTGTTTAATGATTTTATTACTGGCGAATGCGATATTGATGATGCTGAAAACGATTTAATTTTAGACATTAAAAATAGTTGGGACTTGTTTACGTTTCATGAAGCAAAAACCAAAAGCGAAGCAAACAAGTTGTACGAATGGCAAGGCCAATGTTATATGGAATTATACAACCGATGTAATTTTAAGTTAGTTTATATGCTTACAGATGCACCTGATGAAATAGTATTAAAAGAGTTGGAGCGTGAAAGCTATAAACATTTTGGCGGTGAAACTCCTGAGTGGCGTGAAGTTCAAATTATTACTTCAATGATTTATGACCAAGATAATTTTGAAAGGTTTATAAACATTCGAGGTTTAGGCGGTGATGAGTTTACAGATAAATTAATTGATAGTTTTGTCCACATACCAATTAACGAGCGAATACACGTTAAAAATTTTAAACGTGATAAAACAAAATACGCTCAATTAACAAAAAGAATAACCGAAGCTAGGGACTTTTTAAAAACAATTTATAACTAAAATTATGCAAATAGAAAAAATATTAAACAAAAAAAATGGCAAACTAATTAAAAATGGCATATCCGTAACAGCTACATTATTTGACGCTGAATTAGATGAATTAGAATTGTCTTTTGATTATAGTCAAAGTGTAAATATTGATACTGAAAAGTTAGCATATATAAGTTTAAGTATTCAAAATTTATATGATATGATAGAATTGATTGAAAAATCTGAACTTTATTATAAAAAACTATATTAAACCAATTAGAAAATGACACCAACATTTAACATTTATAAGGCTGAAATTACAAGCCAAACAAAAAAAGAAAGATTAGATGAGGTTTTTGAAACTGCATGTAATGTTGTTTATGGGTATTACCCTAAATCATTTGCAAGATTATTTAGCAATAAAGGAGATACAGAAGAGGTTTTTTATAGGCGTATAATTCTTTATTTAACCAAAAGTAAAGGTTTTAAGTATAGGGAAATTTTAGAGCATATAAACAAAAAAGGATATGATGTTAAAATACACCACTTAGTTGATGGTTATACAATTATAATTCATTGGATTTTATTTGCACCAACTTCTGAAAGGTCAATTATGATTAATGAAATGGAGACTGAATTAAATAAAAAAATAAATTATGGGAAAAAATAAAGGAATGACTGATTATACTGGAAAGGTTATTTTATGAGTAAATTAGATGACAAATACAAAAGACTATGTAATCAGTATAATTTAGTTTCAGATGAAATAATACTTTTAAAAGCAAAAGCAGCAGATATTACTACTGAAATTGTAGAAGTAAAAAAACAGATTGAAGAAGAAAATAGATATGCTCAAAAATTAATAGTAACTGAACATGCTTTATTAAGATACTTGCAACGTGTTTTAGATTTAGATATGAATGCAGTAGTTGATAGCATAGCAAACAAAGAATTATTTGAACTAGTAAAAGAAAATGGAGGTAGTGGAACATTTCATGACAAGGGTTATGAGTTAAGAATATCGGATTATAAAATAGTAACAATAATAAAAAAAGCACCATGAAAAAATTTATTTTTAGAAGAAACGGTATGTACGATATGACCGTAACAATTATGGCAATTAACGAAGATGCTGCAAGATACATTTTCGAAACGTCAGTAATCAATCCACAGTTTTATAGACTAGACAACTGAATAAAGTCAAGCCAATTTAATTTCAGAATATTAACCAAAGATGAAAATTAAACCTAAAAAGTGTAAGAATTGCGCTAAACTATTTACACCTAAGCGAAGTACTTTAGAGGTTAGTTGTTCAATTACTTGTGCTATTGAATTAGGTAAAAACAAACCTATTAAAGTAAGCAAAGAAACACAATTAGAACAGTTTGAAACTAAAAAACAAACGTATGTACGAAAGGTAAATAAAGTTAAAGTAATATTTCAAGCATGGATAAGGAATAGAGATAAAAACAAACCTTGTATTAGTTGTGGCTCAATTAACGCAATTGAATGGCATGCAGGACATTTATACAAAGCAGAAAACTACTCAGGACTTATTTTTGATGAGCGCAATTGCCATAAACAATGTAAAAAATGCAATGTTTTTTTAGATGGCAATCAGTTAGAATATTTTAACCAAATGAAATTAAACCATGGTTATGAGTTTATGGAAAAATTGCGATTAGATGCTTATTTAACGAAAGTCAAAACTTGGAGTGATGATGAACTAACAGAAATTAAAGAAAAATATAAACGATGAAAATTAAAGCAGAAATAACACTAGAAAATGATTTATCAGGAATTGTTTTCAAGTCAGGCGAAAGAATAATAAAATATGAAGATTTAACAAAAGAGCAGCAGATTCAGATCTGTAATTCATTTGTAGATTTTTATCAACTATTTAGTAAATTTATAAAAGAATAGCCATGGAATTTAAAAACCAAACATCAGTAATTTTACACCGATTAATTAGAGATAAATATATTAGTGAGCAAGAGTTCGGATATAATGGCTTTCGTGCTAGATTAAGCGAATTAAGGCAGCTAATACCAATCGAAAGCCAGCAAATTAATTATGTTAATGAGTTCGGACATTCAAGCTATTACAAGCAGTATTCAATCAGTAAAGAAAACAAATCACAAGCGAAACAATTACTCAAAAAAATAAATAAATAATTATTGCAATTAAGTAAATTACCTTATATTTGCACTTGTAAAAGTAAGTATTGTATGTGGGTGAGAGCCATATAATACTTACTAAATTTTAGTAACAACTAAACTAAGCCACCTTTCAAGCTCTCACTGATTGGTGGCTTTTTTATTTTATTATGGCTATATTCAGAAAAATACATACTTCTTTTTGGAGTGATAGTTTTATTCAGGACTTAGAAAAAGACCAGAAACTATTTTACTTGTATTTACTTACAAATGAAAGAACTCGACAATGTGGAGTTTATGAAATTACAAAAAAGCAAATATCTTATGATTTAGGATACACTATTGATAGAGTATCTATACTACTTGAATACTTTATCAAAGTAGGTAAAATTAAATATAATGACGTAACAAAAGAACTAGCTATTGGCAATTGGTTAAAATATAATAATTCTACTAGTCCAAAGGTTAAAAGCTGCATAGATAAAGAGTTTGCATACTGTAAGGATACACTATTGATAGAGTATGTAAAGAGTATGGATACTGCATCGCAAGAAGAACAAGAAGAAGAACAAGAAGAAATATATATAAATACTAAAATTGAAATATTTAGTTTTAATGAATTTTGGGAATTATATCCAAATAAAACTGGTAAACAAAAAAGTGAACAAATATTTAAAAAATTAAAAGATAGTGAACTTCAAAAAATAAAAGACACTATAAAATCATTTATAAACTTTAAACCATTTGAAACCTATAACCACCCTAATCCAACTACATATCTAAATCAAAAAAGGTGGGAAGATGTAATACCACAAAAAGAAACAGTACAACAAACAAGTCAATCAGTAATTGATGAAGCTAGGCAAGATTGGTTAAAAAAGAATGGAGTAACTTTATGAACGTAAAAATAATTGATTACTATAAAAAATCAGATGAATTTGAATTGTATCATGCTACTGGTGGAGTTCAAATGAATTATGCAGGTTTTGAATGCATGAATGGAGTTTTTAAATTTGCTAGGGATGGAGTAACTGATATTACTGGTTTGCCACATAGCGGAAAAACTGAATTTGCATTAGAATTATTATTTTATCAATCGGAAGTTTTTGGATTAAGACATTTAATGTATGTTCCGGATATTGGCAGTTATAACGAAATAAGGCGAAAACTATTAGTAAAGCATTATCGCAGGAGTTTTAGAGGTTATGAAAATTCAATTACAAAAGAGGAGTTAATAAGAGCGATTGCATGGATTGATACTCACTTTTTAATAGCAGCAAAAGATGACCCTAAAAAACCATTAACACCAATTGATTTATGGAATTTTGCAGTTGATTATGAAGATAATAATGGTAAAATTGATGTTTGTTTTATTGATAGTTGGAAGAATTTATATCATGACATGCAGCAATTTGGAGGTAGAGAGGATTTGTATTTGGATTATGTTTTAAGTTACCGTAACGAACTGGCAGAGGCTAAAAGAAAACATTTTATGACTATTGCCCACCCAAAGAAAATGGAAATAATGCCAATTAAAGAGGGAGTACAGCCAAAGCGAAGAATACCAGATGCAGACGATATAAAAGGCGGTAGCGCATGGAATAGTAATGGTAAGGTAATTATAACAGTAGATTACCCTGATAGGAATTTACAAAGTGTAGATATTTATTTTAACAAAGTAAAGCCAGATACGTTAGGTAAAAAAATGGCGTTATTTGGTCAATTAGAATTTGATTGGAAAAAGTCAAGATATACTGAAACTATTGAGGGTAAAATATGCTTTGCAGGAAATGGCAAAGAATTAAGAGAAAAAGGCGACTTTATAGGATTTGCCAGTATTGATAAAAGTAAACCAATAGAACATCAAGGAGATGCACCATTTTAGCCATGAATAAAGAAGAATTTTTAAAATACTCAACCGAAATAAAAGAAATCAATAATTTACGATCAAAAGAATACCAAGAGTTTAAAAGTTTGATGTATAAATGGATTGACTTTTCAAATAGCATGACACAAAGTGAACCATGTTACATTAATTTGTGGGCAATAAACACGTTTATTGAAGATTTTGAGGCTAAGGTGATACAAAGTACAGGAGAACGAAAAATAAGCGCAGAAAAGCACCTTAAAACGCTTTATGAAATACACGCTCAATATGGAAAGTTTTATTTTGAAAGTATAGCATACCGACAAAAGGTTCAAGAACTTCAATCCGATGTACTAAAAATGAGTAAAAAAATAGCTGAATTACATGCTGAAAATGTTAAACTAAAGAAGTTAAACGAATTTTAAACCACTAAAAAACAGCGAGTTAAAAAATAAATCAAAATAAATCTTGGTATTACAAAAAGTAATACTACATTTGAATCCAGATAAACGGAATAAAATTATGAAAGCATCAAACGAAATAAAAAGTAATGTTTACGAAATTAAAGTAAATCGTAGTTGGCAAAAAGTAAGAGCTACAAGTATGTTAGCATTAAATAATTGGGCAAAAGAAAACAATATAACTAATTGGAGAATGGTTGGCATGATGTCAATATCTGAATTAAAAGAAAGTCAATCGCTAAAAGTTGTTGCATAAATTAATATAAAAGTTGGGCGATAACTATAAGCGCAGATACAATGGAAAACAAAGAATTAGAAACATGGTTGAAAGAAACCAAAGCAAAGAATTTAAGTTTAGAAGAGTTAGAAATATTGATTGTTAATTATGACTTAACAGACGAAGGTATCTTTTATAGTTTAAACGGAGTGACAATAAAAGAAAAAGCCCAAATCCTATTCAACCAATGGCAGCAAGAAACCGAATTTAGCCCCAAAATAATCGGATATAAAGCCCCATTTGATTTATTTAATGGTTATATAAAAAAAGGTCATTTATTTATAGAGTGGTCAAGAAAACACTATTATAGCGCAGTAAATGAAAATGTTAGCAATTATAGTTTGCCAAAAGAAATAGTTGAAACGTGGGAACCTGAATTTGAACCACTACCAACCGAACAACCAACCGAAACCGATTTTAAAAGTCAAGCAATTGAGTTGATGCAAAAAGAAATTATAATAGCTAAAAATAATCTGTCTAGTGTTTTAGAAGATAAATTATACAATGACGCTGCAATGTGGGAAAATGATATTAGAACACTGCAAAAACTTTTAAACCAAATCAAACAACTATGCTAACTCAAGAGACATACGACATATACACTCAAGCAACATTGAATGCTTATTGGAGTTTTAAAATGGGTTGCAATTTTGCCGATTTACCTATTAGCGATAGAAAATTATTTTGTAATCAGGATTTTATGAAACAATTAATTCGAGCTCGCAAAGAATGCAGGATATTAATAACTGAAATTGAAAAAGCCTACAAAGCAGCAGGAATTGACCTAAGCGAAATTGAAAAGGAAAACGAAGTAATTTACAATATCATGGAAGTTTTAGAAGAAAAGACCGACAAAATAAATATTAAACCAAGGGTAAGAATTAAATTTTAAAATAAAAAATTAAATTAAATTTGCATTATGGAAAATAAATTAACAGCAGTAGAATGGTTAATTAAGGAACTTACACCATCAATAAAATTGCAACAAAAATATATTGATGAGTTAGAAACCAAAGCCAAAGAAATGGAAAAGCAACAACTGATTAATTTTGGTTATTTGCAAATCCAAAACATAGACTCTGAAATTGGAGATTTAATTTATAAAAAAGTTCCAGAAGAAATTTACAACGAAACATTTAACAAATAAAACCATGATAAAAGGGAAAACAATTTACTGCACACAAAAGAAACAATACTATTTTGTAAGCGAAGAAACAACCGAGTATGTAAAACTAACATCAGTTCGCAAAACGTCTATTTCCGGGCATTTACAATTTAGTAGACATTACTTTTTTCAATTAATAAAAGAGGGTGAATTAATAGTTAGTTAGTATGCCAATAAAACCAAAAGCAAAAAAACAACTATACAGCCTACCAACTAGAAAAGGCGGTCAATGGTCAAGTAAAGGCGATACATTTTACCATTCATCTAGGTGGCGTAAGTTAAGACAACAAGTACTAACAGCCAACCCACTTTGTATAAATTGCTTAAATCAAAAGAAAACCACATTAGCGACTGTATGTGACCATATAAAACCAGTAAGACTAGGTGGCGAAACGTGGAACACTGAAAACTTACAAGGATTATGCGAAGCATGCCATAACACAAAAACAAATAAAGAATCAAGACAATGAAAAAAGATTTAAAAGAATTTTATTTAGTTATTATAGCACTTTTTGCACCAATAGTAATAACAATAATTATATCATCATTTATAGATATTAGAACATCATTTCAAGTGATTATGGCTATGGTATTATGCCTAATAATTTCAGTACCTATTTATAGCGAATTATCAAAAAAATAATATGAAAAAATTATTAGCAATCGCAATTATACTAATCATAGTTAGTTGCAGTAAAGACAACCAAGTACAACCTATAAAAACAAATGTTAGGTACGATATAATTTCATTTCATTTAGAAACAATCGAAAGCGGTATGCTATACTTAAATGATAGTTTAGTTTATGTAGGCAATTATGGTGCAATAGCTATTAGCTTAGCTAAAAAAGATAGTGTAAGTTTTAAAGCGTATGGAAACAATGCCAAACTAACTATTAAACGCAATGACACTACACAATATACCTACAAATGGCCAATAGGCTATTCAAGTTCAATTTACTATAACAACTAAAATAGCAAGATATCAGTAAACATTGGTATTCGCTCGAGGGCAAAAAGTAACAATTAACACTTAATTAACATGAAAGTAAAAGACATATTAACATTAAAAGAATTAAAGACTAAACGAAAGTTTTCAATAATCAATGCTGACATTAGCCAATTAACCAAACACGACTATTGGGATTTATCATGGGTTTTGATTAAATCAAATGTTTGGCATGAAGTAAATACAATTAGCAAAACAAAAGAAATAATAAACGATAGATTAAAGCAAAACAAGTTTAAGCTATGGTTAATCAAACAAAGAAACAACCTATATTTAAAACTGACAAATGTTAGTAAATAAGGGTAAGGGGGTGATAAGTTTTTAAGGTTTCGACCTTTTAAC